CGTACATACAAGAATAATAGGACTTGCTGACAGAGCGAGAGAAGAACAATCTACTCGTGTAAAAGAATTCATGAACTATCAGCTCATGGACGTGATGAAGGAGTATGAACCCGAGTTCGATCAAATGCTTTTTTATCTCCCTCTTGCCGGCTCTGCGTTCAAGAAAGTTTATTACGATGAACTTCTTGGCAGAGCCGTTTCTAAATTTGTACCTGCAGATGATTTGGTAGTGCCATACACTGCAACATCTTTAGAAGATGCTGATTCAGTTATTCATGTAATTAAGATGTCTGAGAATGAACTTAGAAAAAAACAAGTATCAGGTTTTTACAAAGATATAGAACTAACACCTGGTTATAATCAAGAATCAGAAGTAGAGAAAAAAGAAAGAGAATTAGAAGGAGTCCGAAAAACTAGAGATGAAAGTATTTTTACAATTTTAGAAATACACCAAGATTTAGATATCGAAGGTTTTGAAGATAAAGACTCAACAGGAGAACCAACTGGAATTAAACTTCCATACATTGTAACTCTTGAAATGGGTAGCAGACAGATATTATCGATTAGAAGAAACTATCAACCTGAAGATCCACAAAAACTTAAAATAGATTATTTTGTGCATTTTAAATTTTTACCTGGAATGGGTTTTTATGGTTTCGGATTAATTCATATGATCGGTGGTTTATCTAGAACTGCAACCACTGCCTTACGTCAATTGTTAGACGCAGGGACTTTAAGTAACTTACCGGCAGGATTCAAACAAAGAGGAATCCGTGTCAGAGATGAAGCTCAAGCTATACAGCCTGGCGAATTTAGAGATGTCGATGCACCTGGTGGAAGTATCAGAGATGCATTTATGCCTTTACCATTTAAAGAACCATCAGCAACATTATTACAGTTGATGGGTATAGTAGTAAATGCAGGACAACGATTTGCCGCCATAGCTGACATGCAGGTCGGTGACGGCAACCAACAGGCAGCTGTTGGAACGACCATAGCCCTCTTAGAGCGTGGCTCCAGGGTCATGTCAGCCATACACAAAAGATTGTATGTGGCAATGAAATGTGAGTTTCAATTATTGGCTGGAGTTTACAAAACTTATCTTCCACAAGAATATCCGTATGATGTTGTTGGTGGACAAAGAAATATTAAGGTCATGGACTTTGATGACAAGGTAGATATTATACCTGTAGCTGATCCAAATATATTTTCACAATCACAAAGAATTAGTTTAGCACAAACAGAATTACAATTAGCAATGTCAAATCCACAAATGCATAATATGTATGAAGCGTTTTATTCAATGTACACAGCGATAGGTGTAAAAAACATAGATAAAATTTTACCACCACCTCAACAACCAACTCCGTTAGATCCTGCAGCAGAAAATATTCTTGCAATGTCAGGTAAACCTTTTCAAGCATTCAAAGGACAGGATCACAGAGCGCATATTACAACTCACTTAAACTTCATGGCTACTAATATAGCAAGAAATGCGCCACCGGTTATGGCTGCATTAGAAAAAAATATTTTTGAACACATTTCTTTAATGGCACAAGAGCAATTAGAGGTAGAATTTAGAGAAGAGATTATGCAATTAACACAAATGCAACAAATGGCACAACAAAATCCTATGTTGCAACAAGATCCTCAGTATCAACAACAGATCATGAGCATGTCAATCAATCTTGAGTCTAGAAAAGCAAAACTAATTGCAGAAATGACACAAGAATTTAAAGAAGAAGAGAACAGAATCATGGGTGGTTTTGGAAATGACCCTGTTGCGCAGCTAAAATCAAGAGAATTAGACCTTAGAGCTATGAATGATGCTGCAAAACGTGACCAAGATCAAGAAAAAATTAATTTAGATCGTTCAAAACAACTAATGGGACAACAACAGTTTGATGAAAAGCTTGCACAAAACGAAGAATTAGCAGAATTAAGAGCAAATACCTCGTTAACAAAGCAAGCAATGTCTCAATCAGCTAAAATGGAGAACGATTTAATGAAAATGGCTGATGTAGAGATCTTGAAAGGCCCAAAAAGATAATATAAGGAGAAACTATGGAAAAAAATAATAAAAAAAACGGAAAACAGTCTCCAGAGTTAGGTGCAGGTAAGGACGGAATGCAAAAAGGTGGCGTAGTCATCCAAGCAACTGATCCTTTTACATCTCAAACTGTGGAAGTTAAAGGTACTCGAAGAATGAGACCTGATAAGAAGCCTGTAAAAGCAACTTGGTATTAAATCATGTGGTTATCGGCAATTAAACTAGCCGTCTCTGCTGGAAGTAAGATTTATGCTAACAAGCAGAGGGCAAAAGTAGCTATGTCTGATGCACAGTTGCTGCATGCAGAACGTCAAGCCCGAGGTGAGGAAGCTTACCAGGGTAAATTGTTAGAGGCACGTCAAAATGATTACAAAGACGAGTTCGTTCTTGTGATTTTGTCAGCGCCCATAATTGTGCTCGCGTGGGGGGTCTTCTCAGACGATCCGGTAGCTCTAGATAAAGTAAAAATTTTCTTTGAGCATTTCGCAGCACTGCCGACATGGTTCAGTTCACTCTGGATCCTTGTAGTTGGTTCAATATTTGGTATAAAGGGTACACAAATATTTAGGAACGGTAAAAAATAATGAGTAAAAAATCTAGAAGAAGAAATAGAAGAATTCTAAAAGCGCTCGGTGCCGGCCTTGCACTTGCAGGGTTAGGTGGTGCATTTAAAAAAAATACAAGAGGATCTAGAGATGCAGGCGCAGTCAAAGCATTGACAAGTGATGCAGCTTACAAAATTCCAGAATCAAATGAATTTAAAGAAAAAGTTTATCAAGACGCTATACTGAGAGGTGGCGTTGGTGTTAAACCTGGAAAACTTAGGTTTGGTCAAGTTGTAGATAAAAAAGGTGACATAAAAACAATAAAACCTTTTGAATCTGCAGGTTTAACTTTTGGTGGTGTAAAAACTAACAAGACTAAAACACAACGTGCTGTAGATCTTGCAAATAAAGAAATGTCACAAGGTAAGTTACCTCCTCAATTAAGAATTCCAGGAAGAACAAATATAACAACTAAACAAGGTGAAAATAGAAGAGCGATTAAAAACGCTTTAACTAACGTTAAAAATTTTTTTAAGCCTAACGAAGCCTCTAAAAACTTTGGTCTAGGTATTTACGACATGAAAGATGGCGGAAGAGTTAAAAAAAGAAAAGGAGCTGCAAAACGTGGCTTCGGAAGAGCATTTAAAGGAGGAAAATAAAATGGCAAACCCAAACTATAATAAACAAACTACACAACCTAGAACTAAGCTAATGGGTGGTGGTACAGCTAGAAGAGATATGAGATCTGGTTATTATCCATCAGACATGGGCATGGCAGGTGGTGCTATGTATAAAAAAGGTGGCCGAGTTAAGAAAAAGAAACAAGGCTACAAAGATAGAAAAGATGAATCTATTGCTATGAGAATCAGAAAAAAAAGAACTAAAAAGCAATTAAAAGCTTCTAGAGATGAGTCTTATGGTAAATTTGGATCTAAAGCTAAAAAATCTGGAAAAATAAATAGATAAGGAAAGTTATGAAAAAACCAATACCAGCAGGTAAAAAGGGAAAAGGAATAAGAAAATTAAAAAAAGTAGCACCTCAAGTTGCAAAAAGAATGGGCTACAAAAAAGGTAAAAAGGTTAAGTAATGGCTCGTCCAGGGCTTTACGCAAACATCCACGCTAAAAGAAAGCGTGGTGGTAAGATGAGAAAGAAGGGAGCAAAGGGTGCTCCCACTGCAGCAAACTTTAGAAGAGCTGCACAAACAGCGAGAAAAAAATAATGACTAAACTTTGTCCTAGAGGTAAGTCGGCAGCGAAACGAAAATTTAAAGTTTACCCGTCTGCATACGCTAACGCATACGCTAGTAAAATTTGTGCGGGTAAAATTAAAGATCCATCTGGAGTAAAAAGAAAAGATTTTAAAGGACCTAAACCAGCTGGTAAAGCCATGGGTGGTAGAGTAACTTTTAGAGGCGGTGGAATCTGTAAAAAAGGGATGAATAAAAATATTTTGAGAGCATAAAATGGCTGGTTTAAAAAAATGGTTTAATGAAAAATGGGTAGACATTGGTTCAAAGAAAAAAGGTGGGGGATTCAAAGAGTGTGGAAGAAAATCTGCAAGTGGATCAAAAAGT